CCTTTTGCTGAATGAACCTTCTGCATTGGTACTTCCGGATTCCCAACTTCGGAGGGCCTTCTCAAAAGCTTTATTAAGGGGGGTAATTCCAACCGTATAAAACTATAGAAGGAGAAAAAAGTGCGAAAAATGCACAACTGGTGCGGGTTTGAGCGGTGTATGCCGCTTTTTTTATTTAATTCCTGACGTCGAAAAAATGTCCGTTCATGTCCATTTGATGTCCATTTGAGGATGGAACCTGGTTTAAACGGAGTTTAAAATGTCCATTACAGCGGTTTAGAAGGGTAAATCTGGGATAATATCTGCCTTACTTCGACCATATCTGCCTCCAGATCATTGACGCGGTGGTATATCTCGGCAGGCTCACTGAAGTCGCCGGAGAGCTTGAGGCGGCAATACCATATCTCCTTTACATCTTCCGGGTCAATTTGATAGGTTGGATACTCTGATCTGTGGGTGATGGTATCTGACTTTAACACTATTTTACCACGCTGATCTATACGGTTCTGTACCCGCTTAATTACTATACCATCATTTCGCGTAACTATAACGTGGACGCGGTTTTCACGGATATTATCTAGCGAATCAACCCATTGCCCAATGACGCGATCTCCACTGGTAATTGTGGGTGCCATCGAAGGGCCATCTGTCTCAAACATCCGATAGGTGGCATTGTCTAAACCAGGTAACCGGTAGGTGGGCAATGTGGATATAAATTCAGGATCACCGTAGCCTGTAAGGTAGCCTGCACGGGCTTTAACCGGTACATAAATTATGTTTTCTTCCTGCCTCTCATTGACGGTAATAACCTTTGGCGCTCCGAGGTTGTAGCTAATGCCAGATTCAGATACAATTGTGGGTCTTTCCGGCTGTAAATCGTATGGTTTACCGGCTGTTTTTTTAGTGTTTTTTGTGGGTAGGGCTTGCGCAGGGCTTGCGTTTTGGCTTGCATTTTGACCTTTTAGACGTAGGGCTATTGCCGTTTTATTAGCATTAAAGTACCTAATAAAGTACTTTGAGCGGGGGGTATTGCCTATTTCAAAAGGCTGTTCCTGGGAAATTACGTAGCTGGCATACATCTCCCAAAGATCATTTTCGGTGAGCTTCGTTCTCAATAAATCGGATTCCAGGATGCCGAAATAGTCGGATATTTTAATTAAATCTTTAAAGCTTGGGAAGGAAGAACCATTTTCATAACCAGCCCAAGTAGAACGCGGAAATCCCGTATCAGATTGCATTTCAGCAATTTTCAAACCATCAAGTTCCCTCAACATTTTTAGGTTTTCTCCGAATAGAAGTATTTCCATAAAAAATATTTGTCGAATAATTGGGAAATGTCGAATTATTCGGATTAACTTTGTCCTAAATAATCAGGACGGGGAACAAATGTAGGTTTTGTGCATGGTATCGCCAAATAAATGCGTAAAAAGGTATAAGTGACTGTGATTTAAAGGATAGAGAGGGGGTTATTACCGATAAATAAAAATTAATATAAGCCACTGTAGCGAATTTCAGTGGATTGGAACAAAAAAACAATAAAAAATGAAAAAAGTGCCAAAGATGAGCGTGTACTCTATACCGGCTGAGGTAATTGCGGACATAGTGAATACAAAAACGGATACGGTTTATAAACAACGCCAGGGGAAACGTGTGGGTGGTATGAAGGCGAAGCAAATAGAACTGGCGGATAACCTGTATGCCCTGGGACACAATGAGCTGATAGAGAAAATAAAAAGGGTTGTAAGATTTTAATAAAGAAACTATGGAGTACTTACCAGCATTGAGCAGCAGCCCCTGGATCACTTACAAGCAACTTGTAAAGACGAAGGATAATCCGGACGGACTGATCCCTAAAGGCACATTTGACAGTTGGAAGCACAGGGGGCAAGCAAGGGTGAGCTGCGTGGGTGGAAATGCCCGGCAGGTGTATATAGAGTTTGACACACTACCAAGGGAGGCAAAACGGCTGGTGGTAGATAAATACGGAGAGCCAAAGGCATATATAGCGAGCAAGCCACTGGAGCAACTGCTGCGGGTGGATGACGTGGCCAGAGTATGGTATAGTACCTACAAGCTGCCAAATGGAACATCGCTGCCGCTGGAATACCAACTGAAGTATGCACGGAGCTGCGACTGGCTGAACCTGATCAGTGTGTGCCTGAAGGATAAACGCTACTTAAAGGACAAATTTGGGATAAGTATAATGCAGTTCTGGGCGAACGTACTGTTGCTGATACGCAACGACGAACAGGTACATGACCTGCCGGGAAGTGAGGACCGCCTGCGGATCATGTACCGCAAGTATGAAAAGGACAGTTACCTGAGCCTGGTGGATGTACACCGGTTTGGCAATGACTTCCGGAGGAAGGTAACCCCGAAAATATCTAACCTGATCGTGAGCCTTTACTGTATGCCACATAAGCCCTACATGGCTGAGGTGTGTAAGCTGTATAAGGAATTCATAGCCGGAAAACTACAGGTGGTGGATGTGGACCCGGATGGCGGCGGTGAGGTGTTTGACCCGCAGGAGTTCTACGTGCCGAAAACCAAAAAGAAGGGTGGATCAACAGAAATGGTGCCTTATGCGGTAGCGGAAAGTACTGTGGCTTTTTACCTAAAGCGGCCTGAAAACGTGGTGATCATCAACAAGACGAGGATGAAGGCGCAGGATTATGATACACTATACCGACCAGGGGTGAAACGTATTGCTCCAAAATACGCGCTGAGCAAGATCAGCATGGACGATATTGATCTACCATTTAAAGGGCCGGATGGGGATAGGATTGTTAAGAGCTACCAGGTATATGACGTTGCGAGCGAGGCACTGATCGGGCTTTCCTTTAGTGAGGATAAAAACATGGAGCTGATACTTGAAGCCCTGCGGGATATGTTCCGGTTGATCGTGCGCAAAGGTTGGGGTGTTCCTTTTGAGATAGAAATGGAGCGGCACCTTACCAGTGCAATGAAGGGGAAAACGAATAAAGATACCGGTGAATGGCAAGATGATATTTTTACTCCGGGCGCAGTGTTCCCCGCCACCAGGATATGCCAAAGAGCACAGGATAAACGGGCTGAGGGATTCATTAAGAAAAAGAAATACGGGTTTCAGAAGAAGCGCCCGGGGTTCCAAGGCAGGTTTTATGCCAAGTTACTGACCAACCGGCTGAACACCGATCAGAAGCAGCTCCGTTTCCAATACGAGACTATAGTGGACTGTGAATTGCAGGATATAGCGGCCTATAATAACGAACTGCATCCAAAGCAGGAATTATATCCGGGGCTTACCCGCTGGCAGGTATTGGAACAGAACCAAAACCAAAATCTGCCCAAATACCAGGCGCATCAAGTGATTCAATTCATAGGGTATACTACGGCAACATCTATAAAGGCTGGCGTGGCCAGGGTGCAATATGGCGACTATGCGCTGCCTGATATAGAACTGATCAAGAAACAACGGTACAACGGGGAAATAACTGCCTATTACCTGCCGGACGAAGATGGCGTTGTGAATGAGGTGTACCTGTTTGAAAACGGCGAGTTCCTGTGTGAGGCTAAGAAACGTGTAGGCTTCCAGGAGGCGGTGATAGAGCAGACTGCGGAAGATATTGAAATTATGCACCAGCAGTGGGGCCAGCAGAAAAAATTTGATAAGATGGTGAAGGAGGGGAATGAGCAGATAAAGCAGTTGGGAGTTGTGAGGGAGTCGGCAGTCGGCAGTATGCAGTCGGCAGTTGCCCGTGTTGCTGTGCCTGTTCAGACCATAGAAGAGCTGTATGAATTACCGGAGAGTGGCAGCGCCAGGGAAAGGGCTTTAAATGATATTTAATTAACCCATAAATACACTGTTATGAAAATAAGCATTGACCAAAAGAAGCAGATACAGACCAACATTGTGGATGACCTGCGCCGCAGGCAGCTACAGGACAAGAGCTACAAGCAGCCGCAACATGCGAAGTACCTGGATATTAATGTATCCATCTATAACCGGGTATTTAACGGGGAACTGGACAAGGTGCTCAGTGACCTGGAATGGGTGCGCATAGCTAAACGGCTATATGTGGACATTAATAACATAGGCTGGAAAACAGTGAACACGGCCATATATGAGTACATATATGCGCAACTGGAGGCATGCCAGGTGGACAGCCTCAGCGCCATCAATGCTGATATAGTAGGCATAGGGAAAACACACGCTGCCGCGCAATATGCCCACACCCACCCGAACGTGGTATATATAAAATGCTATACGGGCATAACAAGGGCCAACTTCCTGCGCACCCTAGCAATGGGTATGGGCATAGACAGCAAGGGCCGAGTGGACCTTATACGTGAGCATATAGAACTTCACCTTACCGGCCTGGAGCGCCCACTGATCGTACTGGATGATGCCGGGTACATGAATGACAACTGCTGGATGGAGGTAAAGGGCTTATATGACCGGCTGGAATATGAATGCGGCTGGTATATCATAGGGGATACTTCGCTGGCAAAAAAGATAGAGACGTTTTGCCGGAATGACCGGTTAGGCTGGAAGGCATTGTTTGACCGGTTCAATCTGAAATTCCAGTCGTATACGGGCGGTAAGCCGGATTCAGAGATCGTGCTGCTGAAACGCAGGACACTGGAGCAAGTATTGGCCGTGAATATGCCAGGGATCAGCAAGGCGGACGCGGCGGAAATAATCAGCTTATCGAAACTGAGCCTACGTGTACTGCGGAAGGAGATCAACAAAAGGCTATCCAATTCAAAACGCCTCAACTACGCCGCATGACACATACTGAACGCATAAGATGCCTGCGCAAGGCTACGGAGCTGCAAGTAATGGAGCTGCTGGAATGGGACCTTCTCAGTTATACCATGTTCAAATACGAATGCGGCCTTATGTACCTGACGGCATACCTGAAGGGAGATATGGACGCAATAGACCAGATGCAGCGAAGCGCGATATACTGGGGCTGGTGGAAGCTGCATTGGATGGAGCGTGAGGGAGAGTTCCTGGAGAACTTCCGGAACGGGCATTGCCATCCACGCCCTTACCGGCAGTGGGTGAAAACGGTGCATGGGCGGCGGGCTAATTACAGGATCATCCATAACCCGGATGTGCTTTCACAGGCAATGGAGCCAGCGGGTGTAGTGCTGGAGAACAGCTATTGCGCCCATTTGGTACCGGCTTTAAAAATGGTCGTTCGGCAAGCTCACGATGAAAAATAAGGAAACTATGATCTTATTGGGCGAGGTACGGTGCTATGTGGGTGGCCGGTATGAACTGTATGCCAATGGTGATGAGTTTGGGCTGGTATGGATACCGGGAAAAATGATGTGTAAGGCGAGGTATAGCAGCAAGGATGTGAGGCGGCAGGTAATAACCAAGATGCAGGAGACGTGGGGTGAGATAGAGATCGCGATAAAGCCGGATGACCTGGACGCTGATGAGGCAATAATGGAACAAAAAGAAAAAGACTTAATGCAATGGCCAGAAAAAAAGGAATAATACAATTCAGCATGACTGCTGACATGACTGAGGCTCTGTGCTCCACGTATGAGGCACTGGCCGAGATATACGCCCCGGAGGGTGCGCATGAGCTGCTTCTGTTTGGCCATATAACTGAGTTGCGGGACAAGCTATTAAAGATGGTTGACTGTGACCAGCACAGGTACACATTATCGCTTACCGGGACTGAATCACTGGCCTTCGTGCAGGTATGGGACCCGAAACCGGTGGCATTGCCGATACGGGGGGCGCGGGTGATCCAGTTCGTATTTGACAAACTGGACCACAAGGTGAAAAACAGGGGACGCATACACAACAGGCTTATAACAACAAAATAAACTTACTATATGATACTTACAGATCAACAAGAAAAAGACCTCACGGCAGCACTAGACAGGATGGCTGCCGCCAAGACGGCACTAAGAGCCGCAAAAGGCACAGCCGAGGAACCCGAGGCAAGAAAGGCGCTGCTGGCAGAACTGGATGCGGTAAACAAGCTGATCTCGTCATTCAGCGAGGAGGCTTTAAATGGTAATTAATCAACGTTTAAAATATAGATACAATGGCAAAAAGACAATCGAAAAAGGTAGTTACCGGAGTAACTGAGGAGCAATTCCAGGAGGCAATGAGCATTTATGCGCAGAAGGATGCCGAGGTTGACAAACAGACCGCCAAGATGAATGGCGAGATCACGCGTGTGCGGGAAAAGTATGATGCTGCGATCACAGCCGCGCGTGATGAGATGGACCGTACGCAAGAGATCATTCAGGCATTTTGCATGGAAAACAAGAGTGTATTATTTAGCGATAAGCGGCATTTAGATACCGTGCATGGCAAAGTGGGTTTCAGACTGGGAACGCCTGCGTTGAAGACGCTGCCTAAATGGACGTGGGCTAAGGTGCTGGATAAGATAGAGACCGTGCTGCCAGAGTTCGTAAGAACGAAAAAGGAGATAGATAAGGAAGGGATATTGAGTAACCGCGCGGAGGCTGCTGTTGCGCCCCATCTGAATGAGATAGGCGTATATGTGGAGCAAAGCGACAGTTTCTACATAGAGCTAAAGAAGGAAGTAGCCGTGCCTGCATAGTTCGACTACGCTCACTATGACAAAATTTTTTATGACAACACGAGATCGCAAACACAATTTATTATCTGAATTTTTAAAGCACTGCCGTTATGGACTTATTGCAACAGGAAATAAAGGAAGAGATAGAATTTTACTTAAAGTTGAGCACGAAGCCCGATCTGTGCGACCGGCTGACAGAAGTGCCAAAAGAAGCGCAGGAAGCGCTGTATAATTTTATCGGTGTCCAACAATATAGTAAGGTACAGAAGACCGTGATCGCCTTCCAGGTGAAGGAGGATGTGTATGCATTACTGAATGGCAAGCAGGCGGAGTTTAGCTGGACGTTCGTTGTGTGACCGTATAACAAGAGCCAGCGGTATGGAGCAATGGAAACGAACCTATGAGGCTGCTGGTACCACCCCGGTTGTTGTGGCCGGGGTGGTTTAAAGAAAGAACAATGAAAAGATTACTCAGCTTATTTGATCGTTCGGGCCAGTGGGCTGCTCCGTTTGCTGAAAACGGGTGGGACGTGATCTGCTGGGATATTAAGCTGAGCAAGTTCATGAACATAAATTTTATCAAGAGTGCTGAGCGGGCGCTTGATCTCTTTGAGGATGTGGATGGTATTCTTATTGCTCCGCCTTGTACTGATTTCTCTGTATCAGGGGCACAGTACTGGGGCAAAAAGGATGCGGATGGTACAACGGCAGCGGCAGTGCAATTGGTGCGACAAGCGGAGTGCCTGGTTGATCTGTTCCGGCCTACTGACGAGGAGTATTATGAGAATGGAGGTACTTTCTTTTGGGTGCTGGAGAATCCGGTGGGCAGGATCAGCAAGCTAACGGGCATAGGTGACCCGATTTATTTCGACCCTTACCAGTATGCCGGGTACCTGGATATAAGTGAGGATCAGCGGATGGAGCTGGACCGCATCCGTTTGAAAAATGGTGTAGGTGTGACACAGGAAGAAGCGCAACTGGTGGTGGATTGCAATGCTTATACTAAGAAGACCGGATTGTGGGGTGAATTCAGGATGCCGGAGAAAAAAGAGATACCACCTGTGAAGTGCGCCCCGCAAGGCTCATTTACGCAACGCTTAGGGGGTAAATCTGACAAAACAAAGGAGCTGCGGAGTAATACGCCAATGGGCTTTGCGAAGGCTTTCTATGAGGCTAATTATAATTATCAAATTGAGTATTAACAATAAAACCAAAACGATGGTAAAAACTGTACAACCGCCCAGTGAGGCGAATTTGAGAAAAGCCTATAAAGAGGCTGATCCGCAGCAAAAGAAGCTGCTTGAGATTATGTACCCGGAGGTGTTTAAGCCGAGACCGCCAATGGAATGGGTAAACACTTTTGAACTGCTATGCCAGGCAGCAGGGGTGGATGTGGTGAATTACGAGGTGCTGCCGTCGATGAGCTACAAGGAGCGGGCGGATGTGTGTATGGACAGGCTGATGCTGCTGGAGACGGTATTTAACGAAGGGGTGCTTATAGATTTAGCAAACACCCGCCAGCAGAAATGGTATCCCTGGCACAGGATCATACCGGCACCGGAATGTTCTGGCGGCTTCCGGCTGGCGTTCGACGACTCCCGCTACGGCTTTGCGGATGCGGATCTCGGTGCCCGCCCGTATTTTTTGAACAAGAAGATAAGTGATTTTGTAGGCGATACTTTCTGTTTCCTGTACCTAGAATGGGCGCAAAACTTTCAGTTATCAAAATCCAATCCATAACCGGCGAGAGCCACAAAAACAGAGCAATGGCAAAACCAAAGACAAAAATTGACATGAACAGCATAGGCTTTGCAGAGCTATGCGCAGCTAAAGGCAAGAATGAAGCTGACTATGATGTGGCCGCTGCAACCACGTATGCAGGTAAGGAGGCCGTATTCCTGAAGCGGCTGAGGCTGGTAGCATGCGGGTACAACGGCGATAAGAAGGTGAACATGGCCGATACCGGCCAAAGGAAATGGTATCACTGGTTCTGGATCGAAAAGGATCATACAGTATCTGGCGGCTTCCGGCTGGCGTTCGGCGGCTCCATCTCCGACTATGCGGATGCGTTTCTCGGTGCCCGCCCGTATTTTTTAAAAGAGGATGACCTGGAACCGGCCTTTGAACACTGGAAAGAGGAATTTGAGGGCTTCATGCAAAATGGGGCACTCGCACTATTGAATGAGGAATAATCAATTTTTAACCAATACCAAAAAACAGAACAATGCAAGAATTTATCCCAAAGTACGAAGATGCTTGCGCTTACCTGAAGCGCAGTACTGAAATGCCGGATGTATCGAAATACTCCGAAAAGAAACAGCGCCGCCTAAACGCTGATCATAAACTGGAGACCATATTGGAAGCAAACAATATGATCGCGAATGATGGCAAGCCCTGGGAGGCAGACATTGCCGACATAACTGAAGAGAAATGGTACACCTGGCACAGGATCATACCAGACCCCGCAGCATCTGGCGGCTTCCGGCTGGCGTTCTACGCCTCCCACTTCGACGATGCGGATGCGTTTCTCGGTGCCCGCCACGCCGCCAAAACGAAAGCGTTATCGGATTTCATGGGCCGCGAGTGCATAGACTTGTACCATGATACAAAGAGTTAAGTAATTGGGTTGTGCATTGCAAATCTGAGTTCTGGCGGCTTCCGGCTGGCGTTCAACGACTCCAACTACGACAATGCGAATGCGAATCTCAGTGCCCACACTTGTCTAACAACCGTAATGCAGACCTTGCCACTGGGCAAAAAATCACAGGTTATAAAGGGGCTTTGGTAGCTAAGGCGAAGAAGACCCGAAATACAAAGGCCAAATGAAAAGAAAAGGAAACATTTATCCCGATATATGCAGCATGGAGAACCTGGAGCTGGCCGATGCCAGGGCACGGCGGCATAAGGGAAGGCAGCGTGAGATCAGGGAGTTTGATAAAGACCGGATAGCGAAGCTGGAGGCATTGAGGGATATGCTGGTAAATAAAAGATACAAGACCTCGGAATACCAGTTGTTCAAGATTCATGAGCCGAAGGAGCGCGATATATCGAAGTTGCCTTACTACCCTGACAGGATCGTGCATCATGCGATAATGAATGAGCTGGAGCAATACTTTGTTGCTTGTTTCACGGCGGATAGTTATAGCTGCATAAAAGGACGAGGGGTGCATAAGGCGCTGGGTGCCCTGAAGAAACAACTGAAGGATGCAGAGCATACACAATATTGCCTGAAACTGGATATACGGAAGTTCTATCCGAACGTGGACCATGATATTCTAAAGCAGTTGTTGCGCCGGAAGTTTAAGGACAATGATCTGTTCTGGCTACTGGATGAGATCATCGACAGCGCCCCAGGGCTCCCCATCGGGAACTACCTGAGCCAGTATTTTGCGAACTTCTACCTGACGGGGTTTGATCACTGGCTGAAGGAAGAGAAAAGGGTAAAAGTTTACTTCCGGTATAAGGACGATATGGTGATCCTGCATGGGGATAAGGCGTACCTGCACCAATTGTTGCATGAAATAAGGGAATATTTAAGGTGTAAGCTGAAACTGGAGCTAAAGGAGAATTACCAGGTGTTTCCAGTGGATGCGAGGGGTATTGATATGCTCGGATATGTGGTTTTCCATAAGCATGTGCGCGTGAGAAAGCGAATAAAAAAGAATTGCGCCAGACGTATCAGGCGCAACAAGAGCCGGATGACCATTGCATCGTATAAGGGCTGGTTCAAACACGGTAATTGCAGGCATTTAACTAAAAAACTATTCGGTGAAAAAATTTGGTGAACTAGGTATTCAGATTGATAATGGCTCGTTTGTAGGGAAAAAGAAGGATATGGAGGATGTGATAGGTCAGCCGATAGAGGTGCATGATTATAAGATCGTGCCGTCCAAGTTCAAGGAGAAGGCGTATGACCGCTGCCTGTGGATGCAAATAATAATGGATGGCAAGAAGTGTGTGGTCTTCTCGGGATCAAAGAACCTGGTGCTTCAAATAGAGGCGGTGGGCAAGGAGAATTTACCAATCATGACTACGATTGTAAAGGAGGATAAAAAACTGGTGTTTACATGAAAAAGATACTTGTAACCGGGGATTTTGAAGGAAGCGTAACCATATTGTATGGTGAGCCAGGTGTGGGCGCGGAGGCATACCCTCCGTTGCTGTCTGTTGATCTACGGGATGCAGTACTTACGGATGGGAGGAAGCGTTTTATTACAAGCCGGGTGCCGGTGAGATATGGCCCAGCTAAAACCGAGGATGAGGTGATCATACCCTGGAAGGATATATGGGGCACTGATAAGCTGGTGTTCACGGAAATGGATATTGAACTGGACTTTGAGGAGGATTTCTGGAAGCCTTATGGGAATAAGATAAACAAGGAGCGGTGCCTGAAGGAATGGAAAATCATGACGGTGCCGGAGCGGGCGATGGCGGTGAGGAGGCTGCATGCATACCTGCGGTACCTGAGCCGAAAAGGAACGGGTAAAGCTGATCCGGAGAAT